GCTGGAAGATGGACGATTTGAGTTCATTCCTGAGGTTATGGAGGAAATACACGCCACCATTGAGAACTGTTATGATGGCGTTCTTACCAATTCTATATATACGATGTCTAAAAAGGATGAAGTCAGAAGCAAGAAGAAGATCGAAGAGAAAAACACACGAGGTTTTTGCGGAGGGAATATTCCCGCTATCGTGTCACAACGCGTCTTCTTTATGGGCTTGGCTAGAGCTATTCAGAATGCAGGACCACCGACAGGCATAGCCGTGGGCATCAACGCACATGGTGAAGATTGGAGCAAACTCCTAGAACATATGTCAGTGTTTCCAAATGGTATGGATGGCGACTATAAGAAATATGATACGATACAGACAGCTAAGATCCTTATGGCATGCAAAAAGACTATCACTACGATCGAGAAAAATGCGGGTTGGCAGCCTGACGATATCGATGCGTCCGAGGTTTGCCTGGAAGATGCGTTCTTTCCTAGCATCAAGGCAGGTGGAGACATCTTCAAAATCATTTTCGGGGTGCTAACATCAGGATTCTTTCTCACAGCGATCGCGAATAGTATCGACAACAATATTCTCATCCGTTGGGCTTTTGTTATCATTGGAAAGGATCAAGGAAGAAGTGTGTATGAATCCCTCGCAATGTTTGAGGCCAACGTTCGCATAGTCACTTATGGCGATGATGTAATCATTACAGTGAGCGAGAGTTGTAAATGGTTCAATCATGATTCCATTGCCGAGTTCTTTGAGAGTGTTGGGATCACGTATACCTCAGCCGATAAGAAGGACAAGGGAGCTGTACCTTTCAAGGATCCTAAAGATCTGGAGTTTCTCAAGCGCAAGTTTGTTTACTCCGAGGATCATGGGAGATTTGTAGGCCCCTTAAGTTTAGAGTCGATCGAAAAATCGTTGCTATACTACATCCCCACAGAAAATCTTGATTGCGGCATCGAGAAACAACACATGGACTGTCTTCGGAGTATATGTGCAGAGTTAGCTTACCACGGAAAAACAACTTATGATTTGTATGCTAACAAGTTGGCTTCAGCCACACAAATAATAGGTTTGGGAATTAATATACCAACCTATGAGTCCCATTTGGGACCAACTGCAGCTGTCCCCATCTGCATGCTCAATGAGCAAAGCGACCTGGGGGGTTTAACCACAGTTACTGGAAGAAAGATAGAATTGGAACTACAATCTTCAGAATTGGTGGTTGA